CACCTTTTCGATGAAAGAAGAAATCGCCCCTTGCGCATCTTTATTCATCGCTGCGGCGAAGCTTTTTGTCGTAAACCCTAGCTGTTTTAACTCTTTTGCATGCTCGCCAGCTTTAAGTTGTAAAAACGCTGCCGACATACCTTTTACTGATTGCGCGGCAAGCTCAGGTGCTTTCCCCATTGAAAGGAAGGTAGATCCTAGCGCGGCTGATTGTTTTTCGGAAAGTCCAAGCATTCGTGTATCAGAGCCGGCACGCGTAATGACATTTACAATATCTTTCGCTTTCGAGTTGGCATTATCGGATAGGTGGTTAATCACATCCCCAAATTGCGCCATCTCTGTAATTGGCTTGCCCAACACGTTAGCCATGGTTGCCATCGCTTCACCCGCATCACCAGCCGCCATATCAAACGCCACGCCCATTGTGGCCGCGTCCTTAGCGTATCCGAGCAGATTTTCACGCGCCACGCCGGATTGACCGCCCGCTGCAACGATAGCGGCAAGTTCTTCCCCAGCCATTGGGATTGTGCGAGTGAGTTTTAGAATATCGTCGCCCATTTCTTTGAATTGAGCTGGGGTGTCAAAGTTTACGACCTTTTTAACATCGGCCATTGCGCTTTCAAATTTAATTGCGGGGTCGGCTAGTCCGCGAATAGTCCCCATAGTGGCCGTAACGGATGACGCCAGTGCTGTAAACCCGGCCACTCCAGTTTTAGCCAATGCGCCCATCTTTTTAGACGTGCTAAGGCTTTGGTCTTGCAATATTTTAAAACTATTGCAAACAGAACGGATGCCCTTAACCGCACCTGTCACGCCGGCTGTAATGACTAATCCTATTGCTAGATTGTTTGACATGTTTTATAGTCCCGTTTAATTAATAAGGAGGAAGAAATGACAAGAGAAAAATGGGTGGAAAACACACAGGCTGTTTTATTGCTTGCACTTGTTTTAAGTTATCTCGGCAGCCTTTATCATTTTTTAGTTTTTTATTCAGAAAGTAACTCGCTCTCATGGATTTCCGTTTGCGTATCTGCTTTTTTATTTGCACTACCGTGGATATTGGTCGGCTTCCTGGTGATGTTTTCGTGTAGAGTTATTATCATCTCGCTTTTTGGCTTATTCACCACGCTTCAAACCCTACTTAAACACTAAACAAAAAGCCGCTTAAATAGCGGCTTTTGTGTACCTTGCTTTTATTTGCCGCTCCGCTTGAATAATCCAACGTTCCACTTCATCAAGCGTCATCTCTTCCAGCTCGCTTGGCTGGAATCCAAACCAAAAGGCCAAGTCGGCCAGGGCTGCATTAAGGCTTTCCGCGACTACTTTCCCTTTTGCATTTTCTCAACAATTTTTGATGCGGCCTGGAAGTCGGCAATATCAAGCTCGTCAATATCTTCAGGTACTAAGCCTGTGACGATTGCAAGCAAACTCACCGCCATTTCGGTTTCGGTTTTACCTGTCATTTTGCGAATATCGCGCACTTTCGGACGGCGAATTTTTAACTCGGTGATGGTATTTCCTTGCCCGTCAGGGAAAGGGAACTCTAATTTAAGAATGGTTTCAGACATAAAAAAACTCCTTTGTGAGTAGATTTGTTTAACTTCACAAAGGAGAATACAACTTTGACCGGTTGAATGATTTTAAATAGATTTAAAGGTTTTCACCCCTTTATTGACCGATATTAGTGCGGTATTTTTGCAACACATCTTGGCCGTTTACACGGTAGATATTTGCAAGCACGTCAATAAATAAGATCTCTTTGCCGGCTACGGTCTGCTTGATGGAATAAACATCTACCGTATCACCGAACTCTGAATTCTCTTTATTTTTCTGCGCCGTACCACCAATTTTGCTGGCTGACACATTCATAATGGTCACCATCGGCTCTTCTGCAGCCAACCCGCGTGAATCAAACACCTGGAGGTTTGAGCGGATCATTAGCTGTGAATTTTTATAAGGGTTCAACAACAACGCGCGCACTTCCGGGTAAAAGCTATCCCAGGTGATTTCTGCTTCGAGCGCAGTAGTGCCGGCCGGAAGTTTAATTTCTCCATGCAGCCCTAAGCCTTTATGGGAAATTTTTTCAAACTCAACATCTGGAATTTTCACCTCATTCGCACGCCCCATTTGACTGTTACCGTTAATGTACACGTTGCCGTTGACGATTTGATTAATAGAAATACTCATCGGTTTTTACTCCTTAGCGTTGTGAAACTAAATTCACTAAGTATTTACGGGTCATGACGGACTTGTTCGAAATCAATTCCGCTGGAAGTTTAGGGGTGTAGTCATAAACTAACGGCACGTGACCTTTGCTGAATTCATCAACTAAATCAGTGTCATAATCAAGACTTACGCTGTAGCCCACAATACTCGGAAGCGCACGCAAATAGGTATCTACCGTTTCAAGTAAGCTGTCAATTAATGCATCATCGATTGGACGGTCAATGAATTGCAACTCTGTGCGGCGGATGCTTTCATCAATTAAGTCTCCGGTGCGAAGCGCGGTTTCAAAGTTGATGATATGCGTTACGGTCGGATAATTTGATGAGCGGTTACCCCATAATCTGAAACCTGTACCGAAGCTGTTGAAAATGGTTGTAATGCCTACCGCATTTAACTGGTTGGTCTCTGATTGTTCATCATCAACGCGCGCAGTAAGCGGAATCTCCATGCCAATCACCCCTTGTAATGGGCGGTTTGATGTCGAGAACCAGTACCCGTTTTCGGTATCGGTTTTCATTCGCAAGCCAGCCGCATGCACCGCAAGGCTTTCCAACGTATTGCTTGAGCCGATAGCATAAGGGAAGAAGTGACGCGCACGCTCGGTGCTTGCAGACGCGTTAATTGTACCCAATGGGCCACGGCCTTTGATTGCATCAGAAAGACTTGTGCCTTTTGGTAATTGCACATAAGCCACCGCTTTCAACTGTTCTGCGAGCGTTGTTAAAGCCGCCGCACAGCTTGCTGTTTTATCAAACTCAGGGCAGATTAAAATCTTCGCGTCAGCACCGTATAGGTTAAAGCCATCGCGCAATAACTCAAATCCTTTGCGTTTACCGGTTGCAGAATCAATGCCACCTTTGATGTCGTCTTCCGTTACTTTTGTTGGGTCGGCGTATTCATAGGTCGCTTTTAAGGTTTCGTGTTTTGCTTTTAATGTAATTTCACCTGTTTGCAAATCTACCGCATAGTCTTGACCGAGTGTCAATGGGCGATCAGTGCTTAAGGTTAAATTTAAAAGGCCAGGGTGAGCTGTTTTAGCGCGCAAAGTGTTAGCGTCTTGCTTTAATGCTTCATCGGTAACGCTTGTTTTGTGTTTTGCTGGGTCTAAAACATTGACCACATACACTTTACCCGCTGAATAGCGCGATAAAACATCAAACGCGTCAGGCAGCGTAAAGCCCTTGCCTAAGATTACGCCAAATTTTGAAAAATCTTTGGTCGTTTGACACACTGTCAATTCATTCACCGCGCCGGTAGGTGCTGTACCAACGATACCAATAATTGCACCGTCGACAGTTTCCACCGCAACAGAACCACCTGCTACGCGAATTGTTTTCGTCCCGTGATGGAATGCCATAATTTTCTCCTATGGTTGTTTGGGATTAGGTTTATCCGCACGGCGATAGCGTGCGGTGGTAAATTTAGGTAAATTGCTTGGTTCGCAAAGCTCTACTTGCCATGTTTCGGTCTGCACTAAAAGCTGATACTGCCAAAGGCCGTCTGACTCGCCGCCAAACTCTTCACTCACTAAACTACACGCTGTGCAGTTAGTTGGTTTAAACCCAACTATTGCCAAACGGAGTTGGTCTAACATTTCGATTGCCCCGTGGTCGTCATGCTGACTTCGAGCAATCACAGTAAGCGCAACCATCACCACTCGGCGTTGCTGGATAACATCCACGCTGTCGATGCTTTCAAACTTCGACCCGGCGTATTGCACTAAAACAGCACCGAATTCGTCTGTGAGATTGTAGTGCTCCAAATCATCAGGAAATAACTCAATGCTAAACTTGTCCGTTTTATCGGCTATCCGTTGCTGTATGCTTTCTAAAATCGGAAGTGTTGCACTCATACTAATATCCTGTTAAATCGAGCTTCTGTGGCGCGCGCGTGTTGAATTTCAGCGCGGTTGGGTAGTTATCATCGGTCGCGCTCCCGATTTCCGTTAGGCCAAGATGCAGCTTGCCGTTTTGAATCCGTTCCAGGTCTTTCAAGGCTTGTGCATGGGTTTCGCGGACGTTGTCCGGGAATCCTTTACCGTCCGGGCGGCGGGAATACAACCAATGACGTGCGATTTGTAAACAAATATTACGCACCAAGGTCGGCACTTGATTTAATGGCAAGACATAACGCGAGCGCAAATAGCCGTCCACGGTTTCCGTGGCGTATTCGCAAGCCTTATCCAATGTCATCTGATTTGCGGTAGTCGCGCGTGATGTATCATTTGATAGGGCGATTAGCGTGCTTTCGCTCATTACATCTTCTAAATCTTGTGCCGTGATGTACATTACTTATCTTTACCTTTGTTTGATTTTGTGGTTTCGCCCGCTTCTTCGGCTGGCTCTTCCGCAGCCGTTTCAGCAGCCGCTTCTTCTGCATCGCTTTCAACCTGTTCAGCTGCGGTTAATTCATCGCTTGCTGTTTGTTCAGCTTGTGCGCGTTGCTCGCTGTTAGTTTCAGCTGGCGTAATATAAATCGCGAGCTTGTCGGCTTCTTCTTCGGTAAGCTCAATGACATCGTTTTGCTCATATCGCTTGCCGTTGTGCAAAATTGCCATCGCTGCCGCGACTAAAAATGCCGTTTTTTGTTTATCTGACATAATTCACCCTTAAAATAAGTTGAAATTTAACCGCACTTAAATCGCGTTTAAATGCGGTTCAAATAGGGGTTAAATACAACCTTTGATTAAGTAACCCGCAGATTTACCCACAATGTATGGTTTATTGATATCGGTCGTGCGAACGATTTCAACTTTGCCACCCACTTCGGGGTAAGTATCTACATATAAGCCGTTTTTGCGGCGCACGGTATAACCAAATGATGGTTCATAGATATTTTGTTTCTGCTCTTTTGATGCCGGCGCAACATAAGCCAACACAATCGCTTTAGACCAAATATCTTTTAATTCACCGGCTTGTTCATGCACAGCTTCACCCACAACAACACGATCTACTTTGATTAATTTTGCAAAGTCTTCCGGGGTTAATACGGCAGTCGCCACGTATTTGATTTTTTCTAATACTTTCGGGTGTTCGCTTAACACTTCCCATACATCGCCGGAAATTGCACAAACGTTTGGTTTACGGCCTGTGGTGCGTTTAATTGCACGAATACCGGTTTTAATCACACCAATAGGGTCTGAATTAGGGTCGGTAAATTGAGACGTGCCGCTTAAGGTCACTTTGTTTGTGGTTTCGTAATTCGCTTCGTTTAAAGCTAAGTCCGCACAAGCTTTTTCACGACCGAGCGCGATGACATCTTGTGTCACGCCGGTTGCGTATTGGCGTAATGGATAAACACCTTCGGTTTCATTCACTTCGCGGATGTCGATTGGGTATTCGATGTCGTTTTCTTCTAAAACAACGGTCAATGAACCAATGTCTTCCGGCGTTAAACGATTTGATGCCGCACGAAGCTCACGTTTTGTGGTTTGTAAACGGAACGCTAAACGACCGAATGTAGGGATTTTGCCACCTTCTTTTTGCGTTTCAGCGATAGGGAACAACACTTCAGAAATCATGTTGCCGTTGTAATAACCTTGTGCGAGCGCCGTTAATACCGGGTCAACTACGCGTTGTTTTGATAAATCAGTCATGCATTTGCTCCTTATTGAGTGATTGCGTTAAATGCGGTCGTATAGCCCACATTGTGTTCTTTCATATAAGCGCGGACTTTCTTATCCATATCAATGGACTCAGCGCTTGTGCCTTCGGCGTATTCCACCGTGCCGTCTTCTGCGGTTGTGGCATTTTCTTTGGTAGCCACTTCGTTAAATTCAACGATAGCGGGCTGCGCTTCTAAAAACGCCTTGATTTTTCCGTGTAGGCTTTCACCTTCACCGAATTCAACCACGCCGCCAGCTGCGCTTGTTGAACCGAGATTTAATAAATCAATGGCCTGTTGTTTTGCCACCGGGGCTAATTTGCCCGCTTTTACTAAACCTTCGGCAAAGTCGGCGTTGTCGGCTTTTGCTTGGTTAAGTGCTGCTTCAGCTTTTTCGGCTTTCAACTGTTGGTTTTCTGCCTTGAGCTGTTCAATTTCTTCAGGGGTCATTTCAGGTTCTCCTTGTGGTTCTGAAGGTTGTTCTAAAGTGGGTTCGTTAAAACTAGAAATAGGCGAGCCGACTTCCGTTTGGTTGATACGTTTATATTCGTTTCGGATGTACTCTTCTTGCACGCTTGACACGAGATAGTCCGGGATGGCTTTATCAGCTTCTTCCTGGCCGTGCGTACCAATAAACCAATCGCGCAAGCGACGCCAAAGGCTGGCTTCTGCCCAATCAGAAAAATCAACCACGCCTTGCTCGTCTTCAGCAAATTCCGGGTTGCGTAGGCCTTTTACCGCTGGCGGCATCGCACCTAAAAATCCAACATGGCGCAAATACAGGTTGCCAGGGCAAGGGTTGTTTGGGCTGTCTGCTAAATAAAATGATGATGAGACTTTTTTGAATCGCCCTTTATCTACCATTTCGGCAAATTCAGGGTCTACCTGGTCGAATTCGGCTTTTAATACATCGCCGTCTAATTCAAGGCGTTTTACCCAACCATACGCGGGGGCGTTGTGTTTAGGATGGCCAATTACCGCCGGGGACTCATGAAAGTTTACGTTGTAGGCATTGACCGCTTGTTGCAAATCTTCCGTGGTAATTTCCACTTCTAAGCCATTTGCATCAGTGCGTTTGCCCGCTTTGAAAATCTCAATTAATTGCATAAAGTATCCTCGTTTGAATACCGCTAGCATAGAGAAAAAATGCGGACTTGAATTTTAAAGTGGTTGAAAGAATAAAAGAGGGATTTTTGACGCGGGATTAAAATGCACTTTATCTTTAAATTTAAAACGCTTTAAATGGCGTTCAAATCGCTTCAAATCGATTTAAATTTTTTTGGTCGATAAATTGCATTAATTTTAAATAAAAGCTCTGTGGCGCGAATTTGTGGCGTTATTTTGATTTTTAGCTTTTACTTTAGATTTTTGTCAATTTGTCGTTGTAAAAGTGCGGTCGATTTTTTTAGAAGTTTTTGACCATCACTTTCATTGATACCCAACCATGGGCGCGCGGGAATTTTAACTTTACGACCACGTCCGGCGTTTCCACCGAATTGATGTAGGCGAGCATATTTTGCATCACTACCAAACTCAACATGGTCATTATCGTAATTATACGCGGTTCTGTCTGATAGGTAACCATCTTGACGTAAAATCTTTGTGCTTTTCCCGCGTTTCATTTTTAACGCTTTCGTGCGTGGCGATAACGCTTGCCAGCGATTACCTTTTGGATCAATCTCAGCTTTAAATCGGGCATCATGAATTTTTTTCAATGTTTCACCCAGCAAGCCATACAGCTGACGTGGCTTTTCTAATTGATTTGCAATGCTTGTCAATTTCTGAATAGCTTGATTATCATTAATGGTAATCTTTAACATAATTTTCTCTTGATAAAAATAATGCCTGGGCGTATAGTGAATTTGCGGTGGGGGTTTCCTACTGGAAAGGTTGCCTGGCATAAGCCCGCATTATCCTGTTCGAATCAGGCAAACCACCGCAATAATCACAACTCCCCATATAACACTTCGAAACGTCCTACCGAGCTTAAATCTTCTAAACGACTTGCTGTTCTGACCATGTTCAATTTATGCGGTAGCTTCTTCCCGCTCAACGCGTCTTTTAGCTTAATTTCATAGTCCATTTTAACCGCCACTTTGCCTTGTTCGGTTTCATAAACGAATAACAGGGTCGGTTGTTTTTGTTGGTCGTCCAATAAGATCGCTTTCGGGTGGCGCAGTTTTTCCGGTAATTGTTCCCAAAACTCCACCGGCAAGCTAATGCCTTTGGCTTGTTTGGTATCGCGTAATGCATGCAGCACATCTTCATCACGCACAGCGATTACCGCGCTCTGCGGAGCTTTTTCTAAATTATCCAGCTTAGTTAATACCGGTTCAGGAATCGCACCCACATACTTCATATTGCCACGTGCGATTTTTTGCTGACTGACTGTGTCGACCATTTCTTTCATCGCGCCGTTTAATAGCAGCATGGCTTTTGGGCTTTTCAATACATCATCAATTAACAGGCTCGCCAAATGCGGCTCAGCGGTTGTCATTTTTTGTAATAACAACTTGTCCACATCAACATCGCGAGATTGCGTTAGGCGCTCAAAGTTATAAGGTGCAAATCCCACGTCATAACCTTTCGGCACGCGTACTGTTCGTGGATTGCCGGAGCGAACGCCTACCAGTTTTTCTTCCCACTCAATTTCAGGTGATGGGCTCACTTTTCGCCCCATTTCGGCTAAATCATCGGCATCGTGAGCTGATACCGTGCAGTGGCAGCCGTACGCTTTGATTGGATAATAATAGCGCCAAAACGGATCTGTGGCGGGTAGAATTGTGCCGTCTAACGCGATATGTTCCTCGCGCGGGTGTTCATTATCATGGTGGTGATATTCCCAATAAGGCAATACATCAACCAAATCCAAATGCTGCGCCAATCGTCCTCGGTTATACGCGCCATAAACGTTGGTGTCGTAAATAATCCGGGTGCGCCAGTTTCGCCCGCCGTTATATTGCCAGCCGGTATTTGCCACAATATCATCAAAACGCTTGCGGAATCCCTCTAAGGTTTCACCATTTGCAATGGCATCATCTACCGCTTCGCGAAATGCGGTCAACACTTCATTACGGTTTGCGCCGGCCACCATAAAAAAGTAGTCGTGTTCTTCACCCAGCACGTCTAAATAGCTATTAGTAGGCAAATTGAGTTTCTTCTCAAAATATTTGACCTGCTCTTCAAAAGTGAATTTACTCATTTTATTTACGCTCATCTTCAACGGATTGACGGCCAGCAAAGTGTGCTGTTGTTGATGCCCACGCCATCACCTTGCCATATTCTGCAAAGCTCAACTCAGGGATCAAACTGTCTAATTGGTTGCGAAAATCTTCCAGGCTTTCTGCTTGTGATAGCTTATCCTGGATAGTTTGCAGCCATTCTTCCACAAAGGGCTCACCTTCGACTTCTAGCTGCTCCCCAATGGTTTCCACGATAGTTTTAGGAATCGCCTCGGCGAAATCGGCCGTATTTTTGACCGCACTTTTTTCAGGTGCTGTAACTACAATGTCGCCTTCTTCAAATCCATAGGTTCGCATGATGTATTGTTCGGTGAATTGCACGCCTAAACCCGCCAATAATTCGTCACGCTCGGCTTGTAATTTATCAATGCTTTCCTGTTCATAAAGCTCAAATGTCGGCAGCATGTCCACGTGGAAATTTAACTCACAAATCCAGGCTAATAATTGGTTAAA